GTGTTGCCAGAACAATAAGGAAAGGCTGAGATGCCGCATAAAACCTAGCTTTTTTCTTTTTTTATTTATTAAATATACTATATATAGTGTGTTGTTCTGTTCCGGTGAAAATAGAGGGTATGGTTGGCTGAGTGTTTTTTGCACTTGCCCCAAAGGACAACCAAACCACAAAAATCGCTTTCCGTGCCCACTACCCCCAAAAACACCGGAACATCGGAACAAGCTCGTAAGTCCTTGATTCTAAACAGAAAAACGTGTTCCGTTACCAGAACAACAACAGAACAGCCAGAACAGATTTGATAGTTATCCACAGGCAGGGCGTCATTTACACAAACGGTAAATGATAGTTTAGTGTTTCAGGGTAGGCTGAACGACTATTTAAGCGCGCTTGGGCGCACACGCGCTGGTTCGCGCGCGAGGACAAACAACTGGTTTCAATTCGCAGAGCGAAAAAAACCCAGCCCCGAAGGGCTGGGCTGTTACTTAGTTCTCCGACACTTTGTAGCCTGTCATGCTTTCGTACTTTGCCTTGAAGGCGATAATCGCCTGATCAAGTGCTTTCTGATCTGCACTGACATCGCCGCGCGCTACTGCGGTTTTGACACGATCCTTCATTTTCGACAGCATTTTTGCTGCTGCTACGTTGAAGGCATCAGTCGCTGCTCTGGCATTCGACTCAGGATTGCGAGACTTCCGAACCTTACGGGCTGCTGTCTTCAAGTCATCTAAGCAATTGAAGCAATACTTGTTAACCTTAGTCCGAATGTCCTTGATCAGACTGTGCTTGTTCGGATCAGTATCCTTCAATGCACCGAAAGCTTGCTGAGAGTAGCTGAAAGCGTGAATCACGCCGATATTGACGCGCTCAAGAATCTTTGTGTCAGAAGATAATTGAGAGACAGGCAGATAATTACCGTCAATTACCGCGAACTCTACTTCGGGATTCTCTTCGGAGTAGCGTTGACGATAACCTTCGTAAAGTTCTTCCCTGCGTTCCTTGTCAATCTCTTCAGGGAAATTCGGGATGTTATCTAGCGCCCAGCCGCCGTCAGCGCGAACCGCTGCGGTTTTGCCTGAAGACTGATAACCAAAATCGCGCAGCGACTTGTACTCTACTGGGTACAGTGTCGATGCGACTGCTGCTGTCATTGCCGAAATGACGGGTACGGCGGGAGTTTTTGTTTTAGCCATGATAGCTAGAACCTTTCTTAAAGAACCGGAAACGATTCGGAGTGAATCATTTATCCGGTAGAATTGTTATACACGATACCTAGCTCATTAATCAAGCGTTCAGGGTTAGCTGAATCACTATTTACGCGAGCTTGCGCGCTTGCCCGCACGCGCTTGTCACGCGCGACGACGTATAACTGGTCTCAAGGGGCAAAAAGAAAGGAGGGCCGAAGCCCTCCCAGAGTTACGACAGTAGCTGTAGCTGCGCGTCGTAGACCTGAACCAAGCGCGTTCCTTCCCACAGTTCAGCGTAAGGCAGCGTCCGCGTTATGATGTGTAAGAGTTCTACCGCATCGTAGTATTTGTATGCGTAGTAGACGCGCTGCATGTCACTTGTGTATGTGACGACCTTGTATTCTGGTTTCATGGTATTACCTTTCGTAAGAAGGGGGCCGAAGCCCCCGATAGTTAGAAGCGTGCAGCTAACAGTCTGCCGCGCTTGCCGATCATCACTGTCGCATTAGCTGGGTAGCACCGCGCCCAGTCCAGTGCATCCTCATAGTCCCGAGCGAACCGGACTGACTCGATTCCTTCCCATCGCATCACTACAACGTAGCAGGTCAGGCGATACCACAGAGTCTTGATAGGGTGGGCATTGAGGTTCTCTTTAGTGAACCTCATCAAGTATTTCTTTTTCATGATGTACCTTTCGGATCAGGTTATACGATACGGGTTCGTATCGCATGATTATGTTATACATCACACTATCCCCATATGTAAAGTTCTGGCAGAGGCGTCCCCCGCCCCCCACCCCCCCTTTTCGAGCTTGGTACCATCCCGCCCATATACACTAAGAAATACACAAACGATCCCCAAAAATCCCAAGGTGAGCAACATGATCAAGGTGATCACCCGTGTCCCTAAGTTACACATCACATAAAACTTTTCTACCCCACCCCCATCTCTAATATTTATACTTCGAGCTTTGTCTAATCCCCCGTGATCCCCCCGTCATGTTTTCTTTCGTGCAAGCAAAAAATATTTTGCAAAAAATTTGTGATATATTGCAGAAATCACATAGGCCACAGGAAGCTTAATGAATGTGATTGTCCCCAATATCGAGGAAGATATTCCTTTGCCAGCCTCTGCCTTTGAGGCTATGCCCCCCTTATCGCCTCACGAAGAACTAGAGATGCGGGCGCGCACTATTAAGTTAGTCGCTGATTTAAATAACACCCCAATCGAACCCACCCCAGAACATATAGATACTGCTCGGGAAGTCGCCAAGCAGATGATGCAGAACCCTGCCCACAGGCCAGAGTTTGCAAAGTATCCCAACGAAGTAATGGCTTACTTAGCGGGCATGGTCGCGCAGAGCAATTGCATGATTGTGGAAGAACTCTCTGATCTAAAACTATATGTAGTCAACAAGCTTGTATCAGAAGTGGAGAATGCCAAGGACGCCAAGGCCAGAATTACGGCTTTATCTAAGCTAGGCGAGATTGACGGAGTCGATGCCTTTAAGAAGCGCAGCGAGATAACCCACAAGATACAAACTATTGAAGAAGTCGAGCGCGAGTTGATCGAAACCCTGAACATGCTGGAAGATCAGGTCATCGACGTTGAGGTGAGGGAGGCGTCCAGTGGGCTTGGAGACTCTTAAACTATCGGCAACGGAACTAAATAAGCTTCGTGCGGCACTCCCAACGATGCCGGACAAGCAGAAACGGCGCACGGCTGAACTCCTCCGGAAATACCGGGAGGAGGTCACAAGAGAAATCAGCAAGGAAAGCTTCCTAGACTTTGTAAAACACGTCTATCCGGGCTACAAAGTGGGGCCGCACCACTATAAATTAGCGAAAATCTTCGAAGAAATCGCCGCTGGCAAGAAAAAACGCGTGATTGTGAACATCGCACCGCGTCACGGCAAGTCTGAACTCATCTCTTACCTCGCTCCCGCATGGTTTTTGGGCAAATACCCCCAAAAGAAGGTCATTATGGCCTCTCACACGGCTGATTTGGCTGTCCAGTTCGGTCGTAGGGTGCGAAATCTCGTTGGATCGGAGTCTTATCATGACGTTTTTCCGCAGATTGAGCTACAGGCTGACTCGAAAAGTGCTTCCAGATGGGGAACAAACTTCGGGGGCGAATACTTCGCCATCGGGGTGGGCGGTGCGCTTGCTGGTCGTGGTGCTGATCTGTTTATTATTGATGATCCACACTCTGAACAAGAAGCCAAACTGGGTAGAGCAGAAGTGTTTTTACCAGCGTGGGAGTGGTTCCAGTCCGGACCGATTCAGCGACTTATGCCGGGTGGCGCGATTATTGTAGTAATGACAAGATGGAGCAAACTTGATCTTACTGGACAAATTGTTACGCAGATGGAGCGCAGTGAGGATGTGGATCGCTGGGAAGTGGTGGAGTTCCCGGCAATCGACGAAAACGACAATGCTCTCTGGCCCGAATTCTGGCCGGTTGAAGAGTTGCTGGCGAAAAAGGCATCACTGGATATACGATACTGGAACGCACAGTACATGCAGCAACCGACCTCGGAAGAGGGAGCGTTAATCAAGCGTGAGTGGTGGAATATGTGGGAGGAAGAAGATGCCCCACAGTGTGAGTTCATCATTATGTCGCTTGATGCGGCACAAGAAGCGAATAACCGGTCTGACTTTAACGCTCTAACAACGTGGGGCGTGTTCTTTAATGAAGAAGTCAACAACTACAACATCATTCTGCTTAACTCTATTAAGCGACGACTAGAATACCCAGACTTAAAAGCACTCGTGCTTGAGGAGTACAAGGAGTGGCAACCTGATGCGTTCATGGTTGAGAAAAAGTCCAGCGGGTCGGTGTTGTTCCAAGAGATGCGCCGCATGGGTGTGCCAGTACAAGAGTTTACCCCCGGCAAAGGACAAGACAAGATTGCCCGAGTAAACGCAGTATCGAGCCTCTTTCATGGGGGTATTGTGTGGGCACCCCAGAGACGATGGGCTATGGAGGTGATTGAAGAGTGCAACGACTTTCCGTCTGGCATTAATGATGACTTGGTTGACTCGACAACCCTAGCCCTTTTGAGATTTAGACAGGGCGGATTTATCCGTCTTGAGACTGACGAGCCTGAAGAGATTCAGTTGTTCAAGTCTCGCAGAAATAAAGGATATTACTAATGGACAAGCAGACGCTAAAAGAGAAGCGCGAAGCGGCTCTTAAGCAGAACAAGATTGCGGCTGATTACAGCCGGAAGCACAGAGAAGAACACCCAAATGAGTGGATGCCAGCATTTCGCCCAACGAGCAAGATGAAAGAGGGTATTGAGTCGATGCCGACTTATTACCACACGGGGGATATGGAGCAGTTTTTAAAGACGTACAAGACTGCCAAAGGGTTTGGCGCACCAAATATTCCTGCTGAGAAGTTAGCAGCGATGGCACTTATTGAAGGTAGGCATGACTTTGGCTACAACGACTGGAACAAGAACAATCCTCGTGCAGTCAAGCTGTACGAGAACCTGATAAACGGCGGCGCTACTCCACAGGCAGCGGGGTTTTCTGCTGCTGTATTGGACAAGTACGAGACTGCAAAACGTCTGAAGATTCCGTTTGAAACCGCGTGGAATGGCACCGGCAAATCCATTTGGGGCAAGACCGGTAAAGACTACGCAGGTAACGTCAGAGAGGCTGAGAAAGTCTTGCAGCACCCTAAAAATCAGCCGTTGTACAACTTTATTAAACAGCGGGCGAGTGTTGATGAAGAAATGCCAGCCGTAGCAGCCGCCCCTAATGCTGTGGAGATGCCACAGGAATATACCGAAGGTAATTGGAGACTTATATGAGCATCGAAAAAGGTTTGTATGCAGCCCCGATGGGCTTGGATCAGGCGATGGAGCCTGAGTTAGAGATTGAGATCGAAGACCCAGAGGCCGTGCATATTAGGACGGGTGATCTTGAGATCAACCTTGAACAAGAAGAAATGGACGACGAAGACTTTGAGGCAAATCTGGCTGAGTTTATCCCAGATAACGAGTTGACGTTGCTTGCTGGTGAGTTGATTGACGCGTACGAGGAAGACATATCGAGTCGCAAAGACTGGATACAGACGTACGTTGACGGCCTTGATTTGCTGGGCATGAAGCTTGAAGAGCGCACAGAACCTTGGTCTGGTGCGTGTGGTGTTGTACACCCGCTGATGTCAGAAGCCCTTGTGAAGTTTCAGAGTGAAACGATCATGGAAACTTTCCCAGCGATGGGGCCAGTAAAGACAAAAGTTATAGGCAAAGAAACAGAAGCTACTCGTGATGCAGCGGAACGTGTGCAAGCAGATATGAACTTCCGTTTGACTGAACAGATGCCTGAATACCGCCCTGAACACGAGCGTATGTTGTGGGGTTTGGGTCTGTCTGGTAACGCGTTCAAGAAGGTGTACTTTGATCCGTCGATGAACCGTCAGACTTCAATCTTTGTTCCTGCTGAAGACATCGTTGTTCCTTATGGCGCGACTTCGTTGAAGACATGTGAGCGTGTTACGCACGTTATGCGTAAGACTGAGAATGAGCTAAAGAAGCTGCAAGCTGCTGGGTTCTATCTTGACGTGGATTTGGGCGACCCAACTAATACGATTGAAGAAGTAGAGAAGAAGATTGCGGAGAAGATGGGATTCCGTGCGACTACGGATGATCGCTATAAGCTTCTTGAGATGCACGTTGACTTGGACTTGGCTGGTTATGAAGATGAGGACGGTATTGCACTGCCTTACATCGTCACTATTGAGAAAAGTACGCAGACTATTCTGGCTATTCGCCGCAACTGGAAACCTGACGACGACCTAAAACAAAAGCGTAGCCACTTCGTTCACTACGGATATATACCCGCATTCGGCTTTTACTGCTTTGGTTTGATCCACTTGATCGGCGCGTTTGCAAAGTCAGGCACTTCTATTCTTCGTCAACTCGTTGATGCAGGTACTCTTTCAAACTTGCCGGGTGGTATGAAAGCCCGTGGGTTGCGTATTAAGGGCGACGATACACCAATTTCTCCGGGTGAGTTCCGTGATGTAGACGTACCAAGTGGGGCGATTAAAGACAACATCATGTTGTTGCCGTACAAAGAACCGTCTCAAGTTCTGTCGGGGCTGATGAATCAGATCATTGAAGAAGGCCGCGCGTTTGCAAACATGGCTGACTTGAAGATTTCGGACATGTCGGCAGAAGCTCCTGTGGGTACTACGCTGGCAATTCTTGAACGTACGTTGAAGAGCATGTCTGCGATTCAGGCGCGTATTCACTACTCAATGCACGAAGAGTTCCGTCTGCTTAAAGACATCATTCGTGACTACGCACCAGAAGAGTACGACTACGAGCCAGCGACCGGCGACCGGATGGTCAAGCAGTCTGACTATGACATGGTTGATGTTATTCCTGTGTCTGATCCGAATGCGTCAACGATGGCACAGAAGATTGTGCAGTATCAGGCTGTATTCCAGTTGGCACAGAGCGCTCCGCAAATTTACGACATGCCGCTTCTGCACCGCCAGATGGTTGAAGTATTGGGGATTAAGAACGCAGCGAAGTTAATCCCGATGGATGACGACCAGAAGCCACGCGACCCAGTAACAGAGAACTTAAATATTCTTAAAGGCAAGCCGGTTAAAGCGTTCCTGTATCAGGATCATGAGGCACATATTGCTGTTCACATGGCAGCTAAAAACGATCCAAAGATACAAGCAATTGTGGGGCAGAACCCGCAGTTAGCGCAGCAGATGATGGCTACGATGGATGCGCATATCAACGAGCACGTTGGCTTTGAGTACAAGAAGCAGCTTGAGAAAGCGATGGGCATGGAGATTCCTGACTTCGAGGGCGACAACGAGGACGAGGAGATTCCACGCGAGATGGAGAGCAGGATTGCTCAGATGGCGGCGCAAGCGTCACAAATGCTTCTACAGCAGCACCAGCAAGAAGCTCAACAGATGCAAGCACAGCAGCAGATGCAAGACCCTGTTATTCAGATGCAGATGCAAGAGTTGCAGATTAAACAGGCCGAAGTGCAACGCAAGATTGCTAAAGATCAGGCGGACGCAGCCGCACGTATGGCGCAAATTCAAATTGAGAAAGAGCGTATTGACGCCCAGAAGGAAATTGCTGGGGCAAATATGGCTGTAAAGGTACAAGTAGATAGAGAGAAAGCGGACAAGCAACAGGAGATTGAAGGTTTCCGCTCCGCTGTGAATTTGCAACAACAACGCGAAAGTCGTATGCAGCAGCAGAAGTCTCAACCACCACAAAAGGGTAAAGGCAAATGAATGCTATAGAAGCAGCGATTAAAGAATTAAGGGAGCGTCGGGCACAACTTTCCGACGCGTTAGCTAACAGATCAGCTAAGACCTTTGACGAGTACCAATTTATGTGTGGTGAAATCCGAGGTCTCACCGCCGTAGAGATTTATCTTATAGACCTTGCAAAAAGAATGGAGCATGAAGATGACTGAACTAGCCATCGCTACAGAAAGCGGTGAAGTATCAACACTACCGGAAACAGCAGAAGAACGGGCCACACAACTGCCGCAACCTTCTGGCTACCACATTTTGGTAGCAATCCCCGAGATCGAAGACAAGTACGATAGCGGACTTATTAAGGCAGATTCAACCATGCACTATGAGGAAGTCCTTAGTACGGTCTTTTTTGTCGTGAAGTTGGGGCCTGATGCGTACAAAGGCGATAGGTTTCAATCCGGTCCGTGGTGCAAAGAGGGTGACTTTATCCTCGCGCGCCCGAACAGCGGTACTCGTTTGAAGATTCATGGTCGGGAGTTTCGCCTGATTAATGATGATTCAGTCGAAGCCGTTGTAGACGACCCACGCGGTATTTCACGAGCATAAGGAGGCTATATGCCAGAATTTGAAAAGGAAGAGTACAAGTTCCCCGATGAACTTGAGTCCAAAGTATCTATGGAAGGCGACGAGGAAGAGGATTTCACCGTCGAGATCGAGGACGATACGCCTGAAGAGGATCGTGGTAAGGAACCCCTCCCTAAAGATATAGTTAACTCACTTGAAACCCCAGAAGAGGGCGGAGAGTACCCCGAGGAAGTTATTGTCAAGTTTAAGCAGTATAAAAAGGCTTGGCATGACGAGCGCCGGGAAAAGGATGCTGCACTGCGGGAACAAGCAGAAGCTTTGCGTATTGCTGAGTCCATCCTTGAAGAAAACAGACGCCTAAAAGCTACGCTGTCTACTGGGGAACAAGAGTATTACGCCACAGTCCGAGCCGCTGCGGAAACTGAGGTCGAGGTAGCCAAGCGCAACTATAAGGAAGCCTACGACGCGGGCGACTCTGAGAAGTTAGTTGAGGCACAGGAAGCCTTAATGAATGCTTCTTTGAAGTTGGATCGCTCAAAAAACTTTAAACCCACTATACAAACCGAGGAAAATGAGGTAAAACTCCCGGAAAGATCGCAAGCTGATAACAAACCGCAGCCTGTTGATCCAAAGTTTGCAGATTGGCAACGTCGTAATTCGAATTGGTTCCAAAAGGACGAGGAGATGACCGACGCGGCAATGGGACTGCATAAGAAGCTTTATCGTGAGTACGGCCCTGAATATATTGGTACTGACGATTACTACGACCGTATAGACAAAACTATACGTAAGCGGTTCCCAGAAAACTTCTCTGAAAGCAGGGACGTTGAGACAAGACCTCAACAAAGAAGTAAGCCGAGTACAGTCGTTGCTTCAGCTAAGCGGAGCACGGCTCCGAAGAGCATTAAATTGACCCAGACACAAGCAGCGCTGGCGAAGAAATTTAAACTAACTCCGGAGCAATATGCCCGTGAAGTACTCAAATTGGAGAACCGATAATGGCTGAAAATAGACTAACTCGTGAGCTTGAAGCTCGTACGCAACAGGAACGCCCCAAGCAGTGGGCACCTGCGGAATTATTGCCAGAACCGGATAAACAGCCGGGTTTTGCGTACAGGTGGATTCGTGTTTCGACCTTGGATAAGGCCGACCCCCGTAACCTCTCGTCGAAGTTGCGTGAAGGTTGGGAGCCTGTGAAAGTGTCCGAACAACCTAAGTTTCAACTGCTAATCGATCCGGACAGTCGCTTTAAGGACAATATCGAGATCGGTGGGCTGGTGCTTTGCAAGACTCCGAAAGAGTTGGTGGATCAACGTAATAAGTATTACGAAGACCAGACTCAAGCTCAGACGACTGCAATTGACAACAGCTTTATGCGTGAAAGCGATTCAAGAATGCCGCTCTTCGCAGAGCGAAAATCTTCGACATCGTTCGGCAAAGGTTAATAACTTTTTTTGGAGTCAAATATGGCATATCCTACTGTAGACAAGCCTTACGGCCTACAGCCAGTGAATTTGATTGGTGGTCAGGTGTTTGCAGGTTCTACCCGCATGTACCCCATCATTTACGGTTATGCAACCGACATTTTCTATGGCGATTTTGTTGTTCTGTCCCGTGGTCGCCTAGAGCGCGCATCGGTATCTACTGGTACAGGTCTTAACCAGACCGTTGGCGTGTTCTTGGGCTGCACTTTTACCAACCCTGTTACCAAGCAGAAGCAGTTTAATCAATACTGGCCCGCTAGCACTACTGCTGGCGACTGCATGGCCTACGTATCTGATGATCCAGACGCAGTGTTTAAAGCTGCTGTTTGTTCTTCTGGTGTGGTTATGGCTTCTGGCTCAAATGCAATCGTTGGTTGCAACGTCAGCGCTATTAACAACACTGGCAGCACAAATACTGGTAATTCAGCAAATGCTGTTTTAGCGCCTACTGATACCCCAGTAACAACTACTCTGCCATTACGTGTAATTGGTGTTGTGCCAGACACAGCCGTTTCGTTAGGTAGCGCAACATACTCAAGTATCTCTACCAACACGATTACTGTTTCCGCACTGCCTTTTGCACTTCCTGTCGGAACGGACGTTGCTTCACTTGCGTCTAATGGTCAGATCATCGCTTCAGGTTCATTTGTTGATACCGCTGCTTCTGCGGGCGCAACTACTGTTGTGTTGAATCAGCCGCCTGCAACTGCATTTGTTGCAAGTTCAACAATCGTATTCACCCAGTACCCAGAAGTCTTGGTTAAGTTGAACCAAGGTCTGCATGGCTACTATTCTGCCACTGGTGCATAAGGAGCATAAATAATGGCTATTTCACGCGCACAACTACTGAAAGAGCTGCTCCCCGGCCTGAACGCATTGTTTGGTCTGGAGTATGCTCGTTATGGCGAAGAGCACAAGGAAATCTACGAAACCGAGACTTCCGAGCGTTCTTTTGAAGAAGAAACAAAGCTGTCTGGCTTCTCAGCCGCACCAGTCAAGAACGAAGGTAGTGCAATTCGTTATGACAACGCACAAGAGGCATGGACTGCTCGATACAACCACGAAACCATCGCTCTGGGTTTCTCGCTGACCGAAGAGGCCATCGAAGACAACCTGTACGACAGCCTGTCTGCTCGTTACACCAAAGCTTTGGCTCGTGCTATGTCTTACACCAAGCAAGTCAAAGCAGCAAACGTACTGAACAACGGCTTTAGCTCTGCCTACACCGGCGGCGACGGCGTATCGCTGTTCAATACTGCGCACCCGCTGATTTCTGGTGGCGTTAATAGCAACACTCCAGCAACGGCTGCTGACCTGAACGAAACCTCGCTGGAAAACGCTGTGATTCAAATCGCTGCGTGGACTGACGAACGTGGTCTGCTGATCGCTGCTAAGCCTAAGAAGCTGATTGTTCCTCCTGCTCTCCAGTTCGTTGCTACTCGTCTGTTGGAAACTAGCCTCCGTGTTGGTACCACCGACAACGACATCAACGCCCTGAAGAACAACGGTTCGATCCCAGAAGGCTACACGATCAACCACTTCTTGACCGACACAAACGGCTGGTACCTGACTACCGACGTTCCAAACGGCATGAAGCACTTTGTTCGTACGCCTCTGGCTAACTCGATGGATGGTGACTTCGACACAGGTAACGTACGTTACAAGTCTCGTGAGCGTTATTCGTTCGGTTGGTCTGATCCGTTGGGCATGTTCGGTTCGCCCGGCGCATCAGCGTAATTAAATGGGGGGCTATCGCCCCCCATTTTTGTATGGTATAAAGTAATAAACCGGGAACACCGGTACGCCAAATAGCCCCGGCTAGTTACATGCAAATTGGCGTACTTAACTCGCATGTGAGGACAATTTATTATGGGTTTCGCTACTCACCTTGGCCCTTGGCTCTTGGGCACCGTTAAGAACACCACTGGCACCACTGCCGGTACCATCCGTAACATGGGCGCAACTATCGTTGCTCAGACCTACACGGCTCCTACTTCTGTCATTCTGGCAACTCCTGCGGCACAGCAAATGTTTGTGCTCCCTGCTGGCGCTAAGATCGTCCGTTTTGGCCTCGAAGTTAACGTAGCCTTGACCGGCGCAACTAACTGTGGCGTTACTATTGGTAGTGCAGCTACAGCTAACTTGTATATGGCTACTGTTAACACTGGCACTTCGGCTGTTCAGACTTCCCCAGCTACCATTGCAGCAGCTACTTCAGGTCTTTACGACAACATCGGTACAACTGACGCAATCATCTTTGGTACGTTTACCGCAGCTACTGCTGACGCTACTGCTGGCACGATTACTGTTACGGTTGAATATATCGTTCGGGACTCTAACGGCAACGCTAACCCTACTTCGACTCAAAACTAAATAGGGGGGCATCATCATGATGCAAACAGACGTTAAGTCAGCACATCTAACAGCATCAGGCACGGCTTTTAATGGTAGAACACGCCTAAAAAGCGTGTCTTATCGGGGGAATGCATCCGATGGGTACGTTAAATTTCGTGACGGCGGTTCCACTGGTCCAGTCCTTTGTGAGCTTGATGTAGGTACTAGTGATTCGTTTACTATTTACGTGTTGATTCCCGGTGAGGGAATTGTTTTCCAAACAAGTTTATACGTAGACATCTCTAACGTAAACGCAGCAACGGTGTTCTATGGCTAAGTCTCCGGCATGGACAAGGAAAGAGGGCAAGAATCCCAAGGGTGGTCTAAACGCCAAAGGGCGCGCCTCCTACAACGCAGCGAATCCGGGGAAGCCGGGGTTGAAAGCCCCCCAGCCGGAAGGCGGCGCAAGGAAAAAGTCTTTCTGTTCGAGAATGGAAGGGATGAAAAAGAAACTCACCTCTGCCAAAACCGCGAACGACCCGAACAGTCGGATTAACAAATCACTTAGAGCGTGGAAGTGCTAACCGAAATGGAAATTAACTACGTTTGGACTGGGGCTTTGACGCTATTTACCGGTCTTTTTGCTTACATAGCGCATGAGAAGTTCTCTGAACTTGCGCGCATTACGATCTTGTTGAACAAGACTCGTGAGGAGATTGCTCGTGATAACGTCACTAAAGCAGAAGTTGAACGCATTACTGACCACATTGATCAACGCTTTAATCGCCTTGAAGCAAAGATTGACCAGCTTATTGGGCAAAAAGGGTAACCCATGAAAAAGGTTAAAAAATTTGGTCGTGGTGGCGACATTCTTACGGGCGTAGGCGCTGCTTTACTTGGCAAAGCTCTTTACGACAGGTACAACGAAAAAGATAGCAAAAGTAACATTGCTACAATTACCGGCACAAAAGACTTACTAAGTGACGCAATAAAATCTGCGCCAAAAAAGTCCGACGCCCCCAAATCAGATGATAGCGCTGAAGCTAAAGATTCTGGTCGTAATTCTGAATTATCCCCAGTTGAACAACACGCAGCTATTACAAAACGTTCCGATACTCCTCGCGCGGTGCCTGTAATTAAGAAGAAAACGAATAAAAATGATGCGAGTAGTAGTAGTAGTTCTACCACAAGTAATTCTGCCACAAGGGGTTTTGGCGGGGACACAATCGAGGCTGGTCAACAGTTTGCTCGTATAGGTAGAAGAGGCAAACCAACTCCTGTTGCGGGGCCAGAGAACCAAGACCGCAAATCAAAACCGTATCCTGCGGAAGAAGCTGCGGCTAGGTTAAAAAAAGCTGCGGATAAGCGTCGTTCTGGGCAGGGCTTGACCCCATATGGTACGTACGACATCCTTGGTGGTTCAGAAGAAACTAGACGCATTAACAACTCAATAGCTCGTGAAATACAAGCTAAAAAGCAGTTTGATGAAAACAAAGCCGCTGGCATGAAAAAAGGCGGGGCAGTTAAATCCGCGTCAGCCCGTGCAGATGGTTGCGCTATAAGGGGTAAGACTCGTGCCTAGTGTATCAGCTAAACAACACCGTCTCATGGCTGCGGTGGCATCAAATCCAGCCGTGGCGAAGAAGACTAAGATTCCACAATCCGTGGGAAAAGAGTTTATGCAAGCCGATAAAGGCAAAACATTTAAAGGAGGCGGTGAAATGAAAGAATCAAAAGAGATGGTCAAGAAGGAAATTGGCTTCATGAAGAAGAAGGGCGCACCTAAATCAATGGTCAAGCATGAGATGGCTGAAGCTGGCATGAAAAAAGGCGGTATGCCTATGGTCATGAAAGACGGCAAAAAGGTTCCAGCGTTTGCGGCCAAAAAAGGCGGTATGCCTATGAAGAAGATGGCTTCGGGGGGTCTGGCTGCTGGTCATAAAGCGGCTGACGGTGTTGCTGTTAAAGGCAAAACCAAAGCCAAGCAAGTCACAATGAGAAAAGGTGGCTATTGCTAACCGGAGGTTGTTATGAAAAACGAAGACCTTTTAGCCCTCGCCGCTTTAGTTGGCGGGGCTGCTGCTTTTAAACACAAAGCCGACAAGGACTACGCTGCGTTGCCCGAGCAGAAAGAATTAGCTGCAAGGCGGGCGAAGAGGCGTGAGGAGTTGGATTCGTTCGTGGCTAAAAACCGTAAGGCGTCATCTGAAGAATTAAGCGAGGCAAGACGGAACGCCGCAAGTGAAGAGTTGAATCTTAAAAACACAGGTCGCCGTAAAACCCCTATGGTGGATAGTAGTGGTAATCCTATAACTACGAGGTCTGGGTTTGCGCACACTGAGGGCTACAAAAAAGGCGGTAAAGTTTCTTCGGCTTCATCTCGTGCTGATGGTATCGCTCAGCGTGGCAAAACTCGTGGGAGAGTACTCTAATGAAAGACCCATACAAATCGCCCGATAAGATCGTTTACGACTCCGCTACGGGTTCAACCTTCAAGGAAGCGTTTGCTGACGCCCGTAGAGAAGGCAAAAAAACTTTTGAATGGGACGGCAAAAAGTACGGCACCAAGCTAAAAGGCGAAGGGCAAGAGGACTCCACGATTAAAGCTGGTATTGCTGCTGGCAAGGAGTCAGAAGGCCGCACTCGCACGCGCCCAGAGGATTATGAGCAAGAGGTGTATAAAAAAGGTCGGTTCGAAAACAAGATGAACCGGGCTCTTGGGCGTGCTACAGACCCAGAAAACGTTGCGAAAATAAAAAAGTACAACGAAACCCGTAAGAAAGACGCGGAAGAGCGCGCAGCAACGGCAAAAAGTTCTAATAAAGCAAAAGAGAATCCAGAAACAGAAGACGGCGTTCTTCCTGCTCTTGGGGCTACCGGCGCGGCTCTTACTGCTGCGGCTCTTTCAAGGTTGCGTGGTATGCGTGGTGATAAAGAACCCTCGCTTGAGAAAGCAGCTACAGAACGCGTAAATAGAGCCCAGTCTGGTACATCACTCAGAACGCCCGGTGCTAGTATGGGTATGAATGACCCGTACTCTATGACACTTGGGTCCGAACTAAACTCTAAACGTATGGCTAGAGAAGGTGGGCGCGGTGACTTTGGTAGAGGTGCGGGTAGTATGCTTCGTGAGATGAACCCGCAAAAACTGATGAAAAAAGGCGGTAAAGTATCTTCCGCTTCATCTCGCGGTGACGGTATTGCCCAACGTGGTAAAACGAAAGGTAGGGTGGTCTGATGATGGCCTCGCGCGGTATGGGTGCGATTAACCCTTCCAAGATGCCCAGCGGGAAGAAGAAAGCCCGTCGGGATGACACCGACTTTACGCAGTATAAAGACGGTGGGAAGGTTAATGCTGCTGGTAACTACACCAAGCCAGAACTTCGCAAGAAGATCGTGTCGCAGGTAAAGTCCGCAGCAACTCACGGCACGGGTGCAGGTCAGTGGTCAGCCCGTAAAGCGCAATTAGTCGCCAAGAAATATAAAGCCGCAGGTGGAGGGTACCGAGATTGAAAGCGCCACAACAATCGCTAAAAAACTGGGGTGACCAGAAATGGCGGACTAAGTCCGGTAAACCTTCCAGTAAAACCGGTGAGCGGTATTTGCCGGAGAAGGCGATTAAGGCGTTGAGTCCTGCCGAGTATGCGGCTACGACCAAGGCCAAGCGGGCGGGTAAGAAAGCAGGTAAGCAGTTTGTCGCGCAGCCTAAGAGCATTGCAAAGAAGACAGCGGGGTTTAGATAATGGCGTTTACAACCAACACAACAGCGTTTAACCCAGACCTCAACGAGATATTCGAAGAGGCTTTTGAGCGTTGTGGCTTGGAGTTGCGCACGGGTTATGACTTTCGTACGGCACGGCGTAGCCTGAACTTCCTGATTGGTGAGTGGGCTAACCGGGGCATTAACCTGTGGACTATTGAGCAGGGTTCGATCAACTTGGCGCAAGGAGTGACGACTTATGATTTACCTGTGGATACCGTTGATCTTATTGAACATGTTATTCGCACTGATTCCGGACAGGGTCCTAACCAGACTGATCTGAACATCACCCGTATCAGCGTCTCCACCTACTCTACTATCCCCAATAAGCTGGCACAGGGGCGTCCGATTCAGGTCTGGATTAACCGCCAATCGGGACAAAAGGTCGCATCGAACGCGGCAACCCCCAAGGCTCCACAGATTAATGTCTGGCCAGCACCGGATCAGGGCACCACAAACGAGCCGTACTACGTGTTCTATTACTGGCGTTTGAAGCGCATTTACGACGCAGGTACGGGTACGAACGTGGTTGATATTCCGTTCCGTTTCCAGAACTGCTTGGTGGCAGGCTTAGCGTACATGATTGCAGTTAAGAAGCCCGAAGTTGCACTTGACCGCGTTGCGGGGCTGAAGGCTATGTATGACGAGGCTTGGGAATGGGCATCGACGGAGGATCGGGAGAAGGCAGCAGACCGTCTGGTACCTAGGGAAATGTTCTTCTAATGGGCAACAGGTTTTCTAGTGCGAAACACAGTATTGCGGAGTGTGACCGCTGCGGGTTTCGCTACAAGCTAAAAGAGCTGAAGAAGCTCACGATCAAGACCAAACAGGTTCAGATCAAAGTGTGCCCAACGTGTTGGGAAGAGGATCATCCGCAGTTACAATTAGGTATGTACCCAGTGCAGGACCCACAAGCAGTGCGGGAACCAAGGCCAGATACTAGTTATTTGCAGTCTGGATACACGGGGTTGCAGTTAACTACTAATACTGATTTTGGTGATCCGGGCGGCGGTAGCCGGATATTTCAGTGGGGTTGGGCACCGGTTGGTGGCGCAAGTGGGAACGATGCAGGGTTAACACCCAACTACTTGGTATCTGCCGGGATTGTGGGTACAGTAACGATTACTTAGGAGTGAATAATGGATACAAAGCAAGTTAAGCGTATTGCGGATAAAGAAATCAAAGGCCACGAGAAACGTATGCACGGTGCCAAGAAGATGGCGAAGGGCGGCGTTACTTCTGAGGCTATGATGAAAGTAGGCCGTAACATGGCTCGTGCTAATAACCAGAAAACAGGTTAATCATGGCTAAATATTCACAGAAGCAGGGCGGCAAAGAAGTAGGCCAAGCTGCTACCTATGCGGAGCCACATACTATGGACGCTAAAAAAGTCAAAGGCGACCTGCCTTACAAAGCAGGTGCCAAGGTAATAGAAGAGATGAATCCTTCGGTTGCCGGTATTTCCAAGGGCAACTACAAGGAAGCCAAGACTTCGGGTATCAAGATGCGTGGTACTGGCGCAGCTACCAAAGGCACAATGTCTAGAGGTCCGATGGCATGACGTACAACGAACTGTTCATTGCTGTTAAAGACTACCTGCAAAACGACTTCCCCACGAATACGTGGACGAACGTAGCAGGGACAGGCACGACCACGTCTGACGGCACTGACCAGATCAACTTGTTCATCACACAGGCTGAAGAGCGCATATATAACAGCGTTCAGATTCCACCTCTGCGCAAGAACGTCACAGGCTTAACGACCAACGGTAATAAGTACCTCTCCTGCCCCGGCGACTTCATGTCGGTCTTTTCGATGGCGGTTGTTGATGGTAGTGGCAACTATGAGTACCTGCTAAACAAGGATGTGAACTTCATCCGCGCAGCGTACCCCAACCCATCGAGCACCGGACTGCCGCAGTACTACGCTTTGTTTGGCCCTACTGTGGTAACCAGCGTTATAACAGACGAGTTGAGCTTTATCCTTGGCCCAACTCCTGATGCGGTGTACACCGTAGAGCTTCACTACTACGCATACCCAGAGTCCATTACGGTAGCCGCTGACGGACGCACATGGCTTGGCGACAACTACTCGCCGGTTCTGCTGTATGGCACGATGCTTGAGGCGTATGTGTTCTTGAAGGGTGAACAGGACATGATGGCGGTGTACGAAGGTAAGTACAAAGAAGCTATGAGTCAACTCAACCGTCTGGGTACAGGTCTTGAGCGTGGTGATGCGTACAGAGATGGACAAGCAAAGATTAAGGTGATGCCGTAATGCCTATCCAACAGGGACTTACGAACAGCTTCAAACAAGAGATGCTCCAAGCGGGGCAGAACTTGGCGACCGACACATTGAAGATGGCGTTGTACACGGCGTTCTCTGATATTGGGCAGTTGACGACTGTTTACACCACGTCGAATGAAGTAACCGGTACAGGGTACACAGCGGGTGGGGTTGTTATGACTGGTGTGACAATCAGTACACAAACTACTGGCCCAGATGCAGGTACGGTGTATGTAGATTTTAATAATGTGTCGTGGCCCGGTGCCAACTTTACCGCCCGTGGTGCATTAATCTACAACGTAACCCGTAGCAACAAGTCGGTGGCTGTATTGGACTTTGGGGCAGATAAGATTTTTAGTAGCGTGAGCAACACCGTTGTGATGCCAGAGAATACGGCGACGACGGCACTAATTCGTTTTCCTTGAGAGGTAGTCATGAGCACAACAGAGAAATCCAACTTGGCTGATAGCGCAGAAGCTACGGTTATTGCTGGCGGTGGCACAAGAGAAGGTCTGGGCGCATCTGGCGTATATACCGTGGTATGTATCGGCGCTGACGGTGTTGAGAAGTGGCGCGACACGTTTCCCAATCTGGTGGTCAACTCCGGCTTAAAGCTGATGAATGACACCTTTTTTGCGGGCAGTGCCTATACCGCTGTCTGGTATCTGGGCTTGATTACCGGCCCCGGATCGGGTACTTCGTTCTCTGCGTCAGACACTATGTCGTCTCACATTGGCTGGACAGAAAACACAGGCTACTCCAACGCCAACCGCCCAACAGTGACGTTTGGTACCGCTACGCTGGCTGATCCTTCGGTGATTGCAACGACTGCAACTTCGTTCTCAATTAATGCTGCAGGTACAGTGGCAGGTGCGTTTCTGACCACGAACAACACCAAGGGCGGAACAACCGGTACGCTGTTCTCAGCAAGTGACTTTACTGGCGGCGACCGTATCTTGGCCTCTGGCGATACACTGAATGTAACGTACACCTTCACTCTGGAAGCACCGTAATGGGAGTAGGGCATGGCGCTTGTTCTTGCAGATCGCGTTAGAGAGACGACGACCACAACCGGTAACGGCACAATCACGCTTGCTGGAGCCGTCGTTGGCTTTCAATCTTTTGCTGCTGTTGGCAACGGCAACGTCACCTATTACACCATCGCAGGTCAGGGCACTTCCGAGTGGGAAGTGGGTATCGGCACATACACATCAAGCGGCACGACACTAAGCCGGGATACGGTTCTCTCCTCCAGTGCTGGGGGTACGACCAAGGTGACTTTCTCTGCGGGGACTAAGGATGTGTTTGTGGTGTACCCGTCCGAACGTGCTGTGTATTACAACGCCGCAAACGAGCCGCCATTTGACCCGGCGGGAACTGCGATTGCAATGGCAATTGCGCTTGGATAAATCATGGCAAATACATTCAAAAACTCTTTTGCAAAGAACGTAGGCACATCAGCGTCAACGGTCTATACCTGCCCGTCCGCGACACAAACCACATTGATCGGGCTTTCGGTTGCCAATACTTCAGCTTCTCCTATCACAACAGATGCATACATCACTTCGGGCGGCACGGATTACTATCTGATTAAGTCAGGGGTTGTGCCAGTTGGCGGCTCCTTGGTGATTGTGGGCGGTGAGCAGAAGGTAGTGTTAGAGGCGGCGGATGCGTTGAAAGTATTGACCAGCGCCGCTACGTCAGCAGATGTCGTGGCGAGTTATCTGGAGATCACCTGATGAGCTACATCGGCTCCACCCCAACGACACAGAGCTTCATTGCTGGGACGGACTCGTTCAATGGAACAGGCTCGGCTACGAATTTCACGATGTCAAGGCTCGTTAATTCGGTCAACGATGTACAGGTTGTCGTTAATAATGTCGTTCAGTATCCACCGAATTACTCGGT